AGGCCGGCGATGACAGGGTGGGGGTAGTTTGCGAGACCCCCTCCCCTATGCTTTAAAACCACCGGGATATGGGTTAAATATGACCGTACAGTTGTCGTCACAACTTAAAAGCAGAGTAAAATCTGGAATAAAAACGATCAAAAACCCAAAATTTTATCCAAAAAGATCAAAAACTTTACAAAAGTTCGTTTAATCTTTAAAGATTGTTGCTTTGAATCTATTTGAAATCAGATTCTTTAACTTTTCTGTATATGCCAAGCACGTTTAGCCTACAAATCTCATCAATTGCATCATCGACTGCTTTGTCTGCAATATCATCTGGCAATTCAGAAGATGTGTTTGCAATTCTTGCTAAGTATTCACATGTAAAATAACCTTTAGACTCATCAAAAGCTTTCCATTCATCGAACTGAGTGAAAGGACTGTATGGGTTGTCTACTGTGGACAGCATATATACTACATTGTCTTCCATAAAATATAACTTTTACTCTCCTTTCACAGCTTCCTGGATGGTACCCACAGGTATACCCAGCTGGGTGGATATCTCAGCCCAGGTATAACCGCTGGCCAAATATGACTTAGCTAACTGTACTTTGTTTGAAGTCATAGCTTTGTGTTCTCTTGGCGTTGCAAGAGCTTTAACAGAGTCTAAGGAGGTGTTGTCTAATATCTTTCTAAGCTTAGTAGGAGTTATAGCGCCAGCTTGAACAGCTGCCCACTCCTTTTCAGATATAACAACAGGTTGCTTCTTAGCTCCAACAATATCCCTTGCCTGAATAAGAGCACGCCCAGACTCCTTCTTCTCTTCCTCTGCTGACATATGAGGATTGTCTGCCTTGCGTTCAGCTAATATAACATTGGCTAGTATCTGCGCCTTGCGCTCTTTAGGCTTGTTCGACTCGGCTAAAGTAAGTTTAGCATTCAAAGAATCGACTTCGTTCTGGTAAATCTTCTTAGCAGATGGTGAATATTCAATGTCTTTTGTGCCGACCAATAGCTTACGGGCCTTATCCGCTAGTGCCTTCATATGGTTGGCATAGTCACGATATAACAACTCCATCTTAGTAGGGTTCTTAGATAATAAGGTACTTGCATCATCGGTTTCATACATCTTAGAAGATATGGTTTGACGTTTCATTGGATTACCTTTACTATCCAAACGATCTACATATTTTCCAGTGACTGGATCTTTAATTTTCATTATCTCTCCAGTATATATGAAGACTTTTTTACCAGTTTCTGGATCAATTGTGTAGCCACGATTTGATCTTTGGTCAACTCTTTGCTGACCTTTGGCTCTAGAAATAAGAGTTGCAGCACCAGCATTCTTTGCACCTTGATACTTCTCTTTAAGCTCAGCGATGTTGTTGTCTAACTCAGACTTTCTCCAATCCAAATGATGCTTTGCTGCATCAATTACAACCATTGAATGTTTAACTGCTCTAGCAATCTCGCCAATGTCTGCTCCTGCTAAATGCATGTCATTGATTAAGTTTGAAACTTTACCCATTTGAACTTGCTTTGCTTTTTCACTCATTCTTGGAGCTGAATCAGGCAGCTTGTACAATGCTTTAGGGTCGAAGCCTTCAAGCTCTTTCAATGCTTTTGTACTTACAATCTTGTTTCCTTTTGTTGGAATTACAAGAACTGTATCACCATCGAAGTCCGCACCAGATAGTCGTTCAGCAACCTTTGAGTTGATTCCAATAGCATCTTTTGCGTCGTTTCCAAGAACAGCTTTTGCTTCCTTGTTCTTGTTAGTAACTCTAACTAAAGGAATCTCAAAAGTTCCACCATGCGGATAACGAATCAATGCAACTTCTTCACCTTCTTTGTAGTTGGTAGAATAGCATTCATTGTTCTTAAGTGTTCTGAATGGTAGGATAACCTGATACTGTTGACGAGGTAAAGCAGCAGCTTTCAAATGAACCGCATCAGAGTCACAACCATCAGCATAAGACTCAAGAAGTTTCTTCTTAACAGTCGGATTACTGATTGACATGATTTCATCAAGTTCATCTTCCTTCAATCGCTTAGCAAGATTCAACTGTTTGTCAGCAAGACCTATAGTCTGCTTAGATAAGAACTGTGACGCTAAGTTCTTTGACCACATTCCCCATTCGCCTTCTTCACGAACAATGTTGACAGCAGATATATGGTCTTTACCATCTTTATCTTTATAAGTTGTCTGTCTAAATGTGGTTCCAAATACGCGCTCAGGTGTTTTAACTGGATCAGTGCCTTCTTTCATTGGCTTTAATACATCCATCTTATCAGTGCCTTGATGCTTGTTAGTATTAAATACAACATCATACCCCTTAGGTATATCATCACTATATACAGCCATGCCTTTTAGATAATGAGTACCATCAACACCAATTCTGACTTGGGCATATTTATTATCGCCTAAGGATAATTCAGGAACACCTCTTCTTAATTCAATGACACCATCTTTATCGATACCACCTTCTTCAGCGTACTTTATCTTAACACGGTCTGAAGAGATACTATTGATAGGCCCTTTTACAGCTTTCTCAAAGGTCTGACCGCCATCTTTGGAATATTCACCAACCAGTGCAATCTTATCACGATTAGCCATCAATTCCTTATATGATACATCACGGTCTGTTAATACCAAAGTGGTTGTCTTTTGACCAGTTCCTAATTGGGTAACATATAACTGCATGACTTTATAGCCATTATCAGTTAGTTTAACAACAGCTTTTTCAAGCTTGTCTTTAGTAATGCCCATTCCCATGGCCCCTGATATACCAATTTCGGTTCCCAAACCAATATCAACATATCTATTTTTCTTAACACTATTTTCAAGCATGTTGGCAGTATTAAGGATGGCTGTCTTTCTAATATACTTATCTTTGTCGGCTAATGAACGTACACTAGATTCATTCATTCCTAGTTTACGACCAATTGCAACGTTTGAATATCCCTTAGCTTTAAGCTTCTCATATACTGCATAGTCATCTTGTCTCTTCTGAGCATCAGATATTGCAATACGAGCTCTGTATTTCTTAACAGTAATGCCTAAACCCTCAGCAATCTGAGTTTCTGTAAGACCTTTCTTACGTTGGTCATCAACATACTTTAGAAAAGGAGCGCCACCTTTCTGATAAGGGTCTTTTCCAGATCCCCAAGGATATCGACCAGAATGTCGAGGCGTTCCGAAATGTTCAATTGTATCATTCTCATCAACAATAACGTCGAACCCACCTAAAAAATCATCTTCGTCGTACATTATAGCTCTCCTCCTCGTTTAACAGACTCTATAAGTTTATCAAACTCAATGATCTTATTCATAATATACTTAATCTCATTAGGATCCGGTATACATTCTTGAATATCATCTAGTTTGTAAATTCTAAGAATCATTTGAATATCTTTTGGTTCATATTGATACTCTAGACAAAATAACGCGGCATATATCTTCAATTGAAGAATATTAGTTTCACTAAATCCGGTCTTCAAATCATGGATTCTCAATAAGTTGTCTTTAAAAGATATTGCGTCAGTAGTTCCAAAACAATTATCCGAATAGTATAATACAACTTCTGGGTCCATCTTAAAACCAATAGCATCGTTAACATGCATATTTAACGTTTGTTTTGTCTTTGGTAATTTAACTCGCATAGATATCAAGTTTGCAGCAAGCTCGTGTAGCTTAGTACCTCTCTGTTTATTAAGCAGATTGTTATAAGTGTTAACTAACTTATCAGGGGAATAATTAACCCAATGATAGTTACTTGCTCCTAGTACTGCGTGACTTCCTGCGAGATTGTAATGCGGATTGAACTTCATTCAATACCTCCTCTTTGTTTTCAGGATATATAAAACGAGATATCGACATATCGTTCATCATTTCAACATAAGTATCTTGGTTTGGTTGTTTATTAGCGGTGGAAGATCTTTTACATTCCAAAGATGCCCATCTATCGTTAAATAACACCAAAAGGTCAGGGAGACCCTGAATATATCTTGGGTCGGTTTTCATGACTATGGATCCAGGAAGACGCTCGTGTAGTTCGTTTATGACATCCTTCTGAAAATCAGATTCTTTCTTATAATGTTTAGTCATAACAAATCCTCCAAGAAAAAATAAGAGTCCTTGTGTTAAAAGGTACTCTCTCTCTATTACACACCCTGTTTTTCGCGCGCACGTTATTCATCATCAATAAATTTAAACTTATGTCCTTTGTGATGTGTTTGTATGCCAATAGTAACTCTGTATACATTTGCTCTATCACCGCAAATATCGTTTGCAGCATCAGTATATGTTTTGTATACCCTACCAGTGTCTTTGTCGATTATAGGTCGATGGGTTACTGGCCGCCCTCTCTTTCTTGTCATCTATGCCTCCAATCTTGATAAAGCGAGACTCGTTGAATTTCTTCTTCTTAGATAACGCTCTTAATATCGCCTGGTCAATAGATGACCCACTAATTAAATGATAATAACTTAAGTCATTAAACTTAGTGTTTAATCGGTCTATTCTTCCAGCCGCTTGTATCATAGTACGGTATGAATAGGATTGACTAAAAAACACCATGGTGTCAGTTTCTATACAATTCCACGCTTCCGAGTGATAGTAGTGAACAAAATATAACCAAGTATCTGTTTTAGGAATATCGTCATGTTTATGCCCATTCAATTCGCCAAAAGGAATGTTGTTGTTAGTAGCATAGTCTCGCAACATGTCTAACTCATAGTCGAAGTTATAGTATACCACTATCTTAGGATTTAATAGATAGATTCTATTCAACTCAAATATTCTCGACATATCAGAGTTAACTATACGTCGAAGAGTATAACAGTACTCACTTGCATTCTGAATCGGCTCATAGTTATTGAATGGATTCTTTCTGTTAATAACAACTTCTTTATACTGTTGCTTATCATAGTCTACTCTGATTCTCTCATGATGCTGAGTAGTATGCCGTTCAATGTTCATATCAACATAGGTCATTCTACGATATCGCTCTAAGATACCAGTATTAATATATCGGTCAATCTGTGGAAAGTTCACATGAGGGTTAAATATTACATGTTCACGATTAAACTGGGTCTTGTTCTTAAAGAACCCTCGTGCTATAAATACCGACCGTAAGTCGTTGTAGTTATCTGCCGGTGTAGCAGACAATATTATCCAAGTGTTCTTTTTAGCTATCTTAACGAATGAGTCAGCCCATACTCCCATACCACCTTGGTGTGCTTCATCAAATATCACAAACGAGTCGTGCACATTAAGATACTTTTGAATATTATTCCAACTATCCACCTTTTCAGGAATAACACCAACCAAGGATGCTTCTTTTATCCAGTCCCCAGTATTCCTTTTCTTTGCTGTAGTTATAATATAAAGTTTAAGATTCGAATACTTCTGCTTATAGAAACTTAAAGAGGTCAACGTTTTACCAGAACCAGTTCCTCCAACCAATATACACTCTGGGTGCATACTAGCTAGTGCCTTCTTTTGTTCATCATATAACTCTATCATTTTGCACCTCCTATCAAAAAATAAAAGAGGGTGCTTTAAATAACACCCCCTCTATGCATTCTAGAAGCTTTCTTCTAAATCAGCATACTTCTCAGAGAACTCGTCTTGTTGAATTGTAATATATCCAGCTTTTAGATATGCCTTAATTCCAGACTTACCATTTACTTCCCAGAATGACGGATGGATAATAAGGTCTGCATTTGTAATATCAGCATAATCTAGACTAGCCACGGTATCTTCGTCTAAACGTGTCTTCTTTCTCTTTGTAATCAATTCAATACGTGGTGGACGTCCTGCTCCAAAATTAACACATACAGGTAGATAATAGTCAGGACCTAATTCTGGGTCATCTGTTTCTCTTTCCTTAAAGCGTTTGATATTCCATCCGTTTGCATTTAAAGCTTCTGCATACTCGTGGTCCTTAATCAACACTGCAAAAGTTCTTTCTCCACCTCTGGAGTTAAATTTAGTAGGAGCTCCTGAGAAGTTTCTAAATAACAACTTAGCTCCTTCAATAATAATATCATCAACGATTGGTCTTTCCATTTCTATTTCCTCCTTCTTTCTTAAAATGGTAATTCGTCACTTTTAATACTTGGTAACATTCTCTCATATGGAGGAATATCACAAGTAACAAACTCTTCAAAACTTCCAAACTCCTCGATGGTTTCAACGGCCCCATCGACAAGTTTTCTATAGTAGTCTAAATCAATATCGTCCTGTTTATTTAGAGTGGCAACCATTTCTGATTCCATCCACTCATAACCCTTAGCACCAGTAACACTAGCAAATCTATCTGGAATCTTAGACTTCATCTTTTCTTCATCAGTCAGTTTATTCCATTTATCCATTGCTACTAAATATTGATCACCCTTATCTCTAACAAGCTCTCCCCCACCAGTACCTTTCTTCATAGGACATAGTAGTCCAACCTTTCCGATAAACTGCATAACCTTATTGTTTGGATCACTAGGGTTTGGCATAGCCAAATACATATCTGTTCTAACAGCCTTTATCTCGCATAGGTCATCAAACTCGATAGGCTCTTTGCTAAATAACGTCTTGTAAACGTATGGAACTTGGAACTGAAGTCCAGTAGCATGCCAGTCGTTATCATAATCCTGTGCAATATAAACCGCCTTATTAACTAAACAGATCTTCTTAAATTCATCTTCAACTTCAAACGTATACCCATACTTCTTACCGTAATCGCCAATAAAGTTAGCAATATAATCATCTGGGTTTAACACCTTAATAGAGTCGGTCTTAATGTGAATAACCTTATAACCTTTGGCTTCAACTTCTTCTTTAAGATTAATCATAAATAATGCACCGCGCTTAGCAACAATATTATCAACATTTCTAAAGTCTCTAAATGGGTTGTCAAAATGAGCAGACGTCAATCCATATATAGAGTTGATGGCAGTCTTTAATGCGGTTGCCACACCTTTGGCTGACGCATCATCAGTAATATATGGTAATAGCTTTCCATCAAATAATGACTTAAGCTTATCATATTCTTTATGTTTAATATGAATACGTGCGTTAACCAAATCCTCAAGAACCTTTGTATACTTCTCTCCAAATATCTTCATCGCTATCATACTATGTGGATGCATTGACGCTACGTCAAATACTTTACACGGTCCATACATTCCTGGGTCAGCCCAAACAAATCCACCTTCTCCAACTTCATATCCCTTATAGGTACTAACCCCATTCTTGAATTCATATCCAGGAAAGAAGTCGCTAAGATCTGTATATAAGAAATCTTTCTGTGCTGTCTTATCATCACCAAATATCAACTTTGCAGTAAGTGTATTGGTTGAATCATTTAAAGTACCACCAGAAATTGCTGCTAGCATCTCTCTAGCTGAGAAGTCGGTATGTTCTAGATAGTCAAACACAGCTTCTGTCGCCATTACATCATTTCCACAATACTCGGCAGCCTTCTCCCATTTCTCTCTAGGTAATGGTTGGTCCCAAGGGAATCCTAATTCTTGGTGATGAATCTTCAACTTAACTTCCCACTTCTTAAGGCTCATCTTATTGGTTGCAGACGCAAAGTCATAAATATCTGTGTATGATATGTTATATGCTTTTGAAAACAACCCTCCTGGTTTATTGTTAATAATCTTATCAGATACCTCATATACTTCTTCTGGACTATACCCGAGCATGATTGCATATAGGATATGGTTATCGTATCTACGATTATTAAACCCGACTAGTTTACCAGTGCATAAAGACTGAACAAACTCTGGTTCTGGATTGAATACCTTAACGATTTGTCTATCAGGTCCTCTATACTTGTAACATAGAATATTGACATTCTTAAATACCTCTAGGTCAAAGAATATAATTGGTGAATTCTTTTCAGACTCTGGATATTCCAAAGGCTTATCCTCGATAATATCATCTGATGTGAACTTCATCTTATTAACTTTGCGAATACAAGCAGTAGCCTGATGGGTTGACTCAGCAGCGAATGCTAATACAGCATTCTTCATATTACTAACATCATAATGTAATCGGTCATTATCAGCCATTTCTAATACATGGCCAATAAAGTCAATGCTAGGTGCTGTATTTGGGAACACCTCACGATTCAATCCTTTCTTAATCAAGGACCGAAGATGCTTTTCATTTTCAATCCCTTTAAAATTAATCACTTTATCATCTCCTTTCAATGGTAATCCGGAGTTGATAGTTGCAATAATAATATCATTACAAATACTTAACTGTCTTCTTAATGCCGAATTACCTGTATATACTTTTACTTCAATTTCATCGTCATATACTCTTGATAATTTAGAAACGTCACCATCATAGATATAGTGTAAATGAATACCAGCGCCAGACTTACTTACCTCAGCATATGTCTTAGGGAACTTTGAAGCAGCAATAAGGTTCGCTTTAAAATCCTTTTCGCCCTTCTCATTCTTAATATCAAAGTCAATCACAATATGATTCTCGGGAATCTTAACATAATGAAGCTTATGAGTATCTATTTGAGATAACACCATAGTATTATTTTCCCACTTACGTTTAGGAAAACCTTCTTCATTTGCTAATTGTGCTGGGTATGACTTAGCAACTAAGTCAAATATTGACGGCTGTTCTTTCATATCGATCCATGTGATTGGCTCGTTACTCTTAACCGACTCTTGCGTCACTTCAACCTTCTCACCAGCTTTCTCAATAACATCCGCCATTGGTACTATACCAAGTTTTGCATAATTCAATTCACTAAACCAATTCTTATAAATCTCACCATCAATTTTAATCTGTTCAGTAAACTTCTTAAAATATGTTCTAAGCTCATCTCGGAACTTATACTTTGGAACAGTTGTCTTATAATTGAACTCTTCGGTATAATCCTTATAGACTTCATATGCTCGTTTAAGAGTTACACCATCTTTGAATTGTTCCCAATTATCATATACAAAGTTATAGAAAGGATTAGTTCTAGCTAACATATCAAACGGTTTATAATCGTCATAGAAATGCTTACCCCTAGAGTTATAAACACCCAAGCAGTGCTTAGCAATAGCTCCTAACTCAAAATCAATCTTGCCATACATATCCAAGTATTCATTAATACTCCAACGTTCATTAGTTGGCTGAATAATAACAAGACGTCTCATCAATCCGCTTCTATTATCAGTAATCTGGATTGGGTGATTAGTTCCCATAAATAACATACAGTTTGCCTTAGCAACATATGGGGATTTGAACTTGGCATTAACTCTCATTTCTTCATGCGAAATAATACTATTCAATTTTGAATTATCTTCAATTCTAGATAAATCACCATCTTCTTGAATAGCCAGTAATGGATCATTCTCAAAGAAGTCCATTGCAAACGAATCTCCAGAACCGCCAAGTGACTTAGCATCAAATACTGAGTAGTATCCGTCAAATAACTTTTTGATAATATCAAGCACAGTTGATTTACCAGAACCAGGATCTCCGTAGAATACAAAGAACTTCTGAATTGATTTGCTATCACCGGCAATTATTGATCCGATAGCCCATTCAAACTTAGCTCTTTCTTCTACAGAATATAATCGAGACACAAGTCTATCATAATTTTCAATAGACCCATCTTCTAATGGATAGGGTAATTTCTTACTAGCATAGTCGGTCTTCTTCACGTCCATGTTTGAAAATATAACTTTCTGGTCAAGTGGCTTAAAATTATCAATAGATTCTTTAACCCATTTTTTATACTTAGACCACATACCATCATTATAGTTATTCATATACTTGACGTGAATGGCTGAAGATGTTCGCATACTATTATAGTATTCTTTAAGATCTCGATCTATAAATCTGCCAACATCTCGTTCGTCTTTTGACCATAACTTAGTTTCTTCGTTATATAATGCATAGAATGCTCTACCTCTAAACATGATATCTTTACTAGAATATGACGCAAAATTAGGTAAAACTTCTACTTTTCCCTTACCAACAGATGTCTCAACTATAGTATAAAAGTCCATTCATATAACCTCCTTTCTATCTAAAAATTAACAATTAATTATGTGCGGTACCAAACTTGACGTTTTTTAGGCACTTTTAACTTATATAAACAAAATCAATGCTTATAGGGTTATAGAGCCTTAAGTTTGGTACTTTGGTACCTTTTTACCTATTTTTACTTATTTTTTATAAAAATAGTATAAAAATAGTATAAAAATAGGTGTTTTTGAGCAAAAATAGCCGTTTTTTACCCAAAAAATGCCCTTTTTCGAGCACGTAAAAGTACCAAACTTGGTACCAAACTTCAAATAAGTTTGGTACTTTTGGCCTAAGTTTGGTACCGCAAGCCCAAAAATCATGTAAAATTGACCTGCATGAGTACCAAAGTTTGGTACTTTTGACCTAAGTTTGGTACCGTTTTTACGCGTTTTTACTAAAAATTACGAAAATTAGTCTCGTCTATTCCAGTCAGTATCTTTGAAATGAATCAAAACATCTCCTGTCATTGAGTACAATGGAGAGCATCCACCCTCATCATAGCAGATATAGTTAACTCCAGTAGCTGTATCTACCACTAAATTATACCCTTTTGCCTCCGAATATGTAATATTTCCAGCCTTATCTGTATGTTTAATCATGAATCGGCCATCGTTATGGTCTTCCCACTTCTCAATATTATCTAATTTACCAGTAATAGCTAAAAATGATACAGCAACAACGAATCCAGCTGACAAACAAACCAATAAATCTCTCACAACTTTAAACTTATTTCTAATATCTTCAACTTTGTTCATAACATCCTCCTTTATCTATAGTATCCTAAATAAGAAACTCTATAACCAACCGTCAAACAAGGTCTTCCACCTACTCCAATAATATTGTTAGGCACTAAAGCAGTATCATATCGTACATTCAACTTACCATCTTTAATATCCCAACCGAAGTCATCACCCTGACTAACACGTGGTAAATCCAATGCCAAATAGAAGTCATTTAACGTAACTTGTACTTCTGTTCCATTCAACAATTTCTCGTTCATGACCGTTACTGCATTACGAATAACCATTGGGTCACTGTAGAAATATCGACCTGTAAACTCGTCAAAGCACAGACTACTACCACGCTTAGTATCGACAATCATACTCTCAACAGGTGGATTAGAAGCAATAACTTTCTCATGTGTTTCAGAGCGAATCATTTCTTCTTTCTTCTCCCCAACCTTTTCACGAACAACATTACGATACTCATCAAATGCCTTCTCGCTAAGAGTATAAGCAGATAACAATGCTGCCTGCTTAGTAGCATTAACATTATGTGCCAACAAGATGCTAGCAATGGTTAATGTCCCACTAACAATCGCTGGAGCATATACTGGTAATACTCGCTTTGCATATCCCAATGTAGATTGCACACCCGTTAATGGTTCTTCACTACGTAACTGTTCACGCTTCTCATCAGCAATAAGATCTAATGCGGTTGGTGTAGCCTTAGCAGCTAACACTGCTGTTGAAATAACACCTACTACAGATGTGACAGTAAGAATAACAGGACTATTAGCCTTAACAAATGTACTAATAGCTCCTGCTGGTTTAACTAAAAAATCTGGTAACATTAATAATCAGCTCCTTCCTCTACAGTATTTGATGGAATAAAATCCCCATTCTCAAGTATAACTTCTAGATACGCCCCCACTAGTTTGTTCTTGATAAATAACGCTGGTAGGTTATCGTAACAATTATCTAAAAGGTTCTCAGTAATATCGTGTCCTAGATAGTGCACTTCATCTAAGATGTCGTCAGTCTCATCATCAACTAGTGTCTGGGAACCTCTGAACCAAGTTAGATTAATCTTTGGATAACCGTATTCATTATCGCTAGCTTGAATATAACTTTCTTCATCAATTAGATGAATATCATCAGACTCATCATACTCTTCTTCATTAGGTGAAATATCATCACCATCTTCATGTTCATCTTCGTCCATTTCAGAATATTCATCAGAAACGCGCTCAAAGTACTCCTCGGCAGTCTCTCCATCCTGTACACTTGGTAAATATCCACTACCGTCTAGGAGGTCACCATAGTGCTTTTTAAGGATGGTTTGAGCAATACGGTCCTTCTCTTCATCGTGTGGCAGAATACGCTTAATTTCGGCCTTAGAATCGCTCTCAGAGGGTTCTGTGTGGTCTAGATGGGCGTTTTCACCATTTACCTCATAGAACTCCTTTAAATCATGTTTTAGATCCTCAATATCTTGCTTATGGATCTTGTCATAGTATGTCTTAGCGGAGTACCAACCAATACCAACACCAGCTGCAGTACATCCTACTAGAGCTAAAATACTTTTAATGTTCATATAATCTCCTTTCAATTATTAGTAATTACTTTCAGTTTCTATGTTGTAACTTAAGCCGTCTTTAAATGTTCCAAGAAGCTCTGGTTCAACAATATGCTTAATTCGATATGTATCGCATACTTGCTTCTCTATACGACATCCCTCAGCCTGCATCCAATACTTATCAAATATCACCAAATCAGCTTGTGATAGTAGTTTGATCGAAGCTCCTAAATATAATGGTGCTACATCAACAATATTATTGTTTTGTAATTCTTCTGTATATACAGGGTTTAAGCTATCAATTAGCTCACAGTCTTCTCCAAGATATGCAGAAGCTAGTTTGAACAAATGTTGCATTCTTTCTTTAATTTCATACTCTTCCTTGCCGCGCATTGGAGTCGATACAAAAATCTTCTTAGTCATAATCTAAATACCCTCTTTCTATTAATATACTTTCATAAGATCCGCAACCATAGAGGTCTGGGTAATCGTAAATATCGCTTATACCCCTACCCCCAGGTGCATTCAAATCTGTTAGTCAGATCTTGTCGTAAATAACACCATCTACGTTGAAGTCAATGATTACAGACTTCTCGGCATTATTAATGAATGCAGACTTAGCTTCCTTTGTCTTGTCATTGATGTCGAATAATCCGAAGTCAACATAGTCATCACCGTTACCTAATACCCAACCAACAACTGAACCTGCTGATGTGTGGTCGTATCCAAGCTGGTCATATACTTCATTTAAGAATAGATGTCCTTGTGCCTTTAGCTTGTTATTGCACCATGCTTCAGCTTGACGTAAGAAATACTTGTTGATTTCAGGACTATCAGACCAGTTAGGGTTCATTTCATCAAATAAACGAGAATAGTCAGAATAGTCAGATAGCTTCTTAACTGCTTCATCAGAAACAACTTTCTGAGTTTCTTTCTTTCCAGTTTCCTTACTCTTAACAGATTCTTCCTTTACACCGTAACGTAACTCATTGTCCACATCTTCTCCGAATCTTTCCTTAACATTGGCACGATAGTCTTCGAAGTTCTTCTGAACAATGTTATATGCCGCTACTAATGCTAAGTTACGTCCTGCTAAGATCTTGTGAGAATATAGGATACTTGCAATAGATAATGCACCTAATGCAATTGCAGGAGCATAGTTTCTAACAACATTCACACCTGTCTGGAATGTGATTAAGATCTTGTCTTGGTTGTACATACGTTCTGTGTATTCGCGGCTTAATGTAGAAGTGCCATTAACAACCTTTAAACGCTCTTCCTTACAAATATCTAATTTCTTAGAGCCTTCTTTGATAATACTATCTAGGTTAGATGTTTCCTTACAAGCTACTACAGCTGCAGTAACTCCTGTAACAATACCAACGCCTAATAAGATTTCTGGTGAATACTTTGATGCTAATAGTTTAGTTCTTGATGCTACCTGTGATGCCTTTGCAATTAAGTTTTCAAATGCCATATTTTTATTCCTCCTTAGTTTTTAATATTTTTTCCAATTTGTACATATAGAGATTCAATAAGATGGTTTGTCAATTCTTCTAAGAAGCCTCTTCGATGGTCTTCTTTAACATCTCTATATATTGGTGTAGTTAGTGCATATCTAGAATGTACACTAAGTCCTTCAATTATCTCGCAACTAGCTGTAATATAAAGTGTGTAATCGTCATTACCACAAATCGTATCATATTCAATCCTCCATATAATAGAATTAGCCAAAGGGCCTTGGTTTATTTTTTCATTTAGTAATTCCTCAATGATGGTGCCTATCTCTGACACCTCAGTCGGAACATCCGGATTGCTGCTCGCTCTCAGGCACTTCAGCTGGATTTTGTATTTTGGTCTTTTTTCGCTTTTTTCCTTCTGTTGCAGCTTTTCTGTCATCACTTTCCTCCTTTTGCTTTCTTTCTAGCCAACTTACATTTGTGTCGATTAAGAAACGTGTGTTGAACATTATTGTCTTAATCGTTTCAGATACATTATCTTCATAATAAACGAATCTAGTAGAATATGTCGTCAAATCATATGCATTATCTGGAACGTCTGTTGGCTTCCAATACTTACATAGTATGGTGTAAGAACTATCCTCATGTGAATACAGTTCCCAAGTAATTGGCATACTGAATCGGTCTCGACTTATGTTTGATGCATATTTCGAAAAGATATAAATGACATAATCCTCTTCTGATGTTGGCTTAAACAGTTTGGCCTCAACTGTTTCAGTCATCATATCAGGTCTGTCATTTATCGAACGAGAATATATCAGCCTGCTCATGACTTATCTTCTTTCTTTACCTTGTATGCTCCATACACCATTAGTTGGAGCTTCTGTAAGATACATAATGGCTTGTTACACATAGGAGCCTTGAAAATATCATAAGATCTGTGCTCTCCATCAATGTCCAAGCTAACACCAATTACAACTGTCTTTTGCTCTGGTTCATATGAGATAGCTCGTACAATCCAGTTACCATATTCTTTCAACTTCTTTGTGCCTAATGAAGAAAATACGCCAGTCATGATATATTTCTTAATAGTATCAGACACTTTCTCAAGTTGCCAGTTGTATGAAATAACACCACGTTTCGTGAAAGGTGCTGTCTTTGTTTCTCTATCAATAGAGTATAGTATATCAGTACGCATAAATACCTCCTATCATTCAATTAATGTAACACGAGGCATGATAAGCACATATCCTTCACGTACTCGTTGTACATCAGCTCCTCGTAAATCTGTCCAACCGTACTTAACATCTGTGTATTGCGATGAACGACCGATTAGGTCACATAAATCAGCTACAGATGCAGCCTTGTATTTACTGACAATTTCCTTTAGTGTATCCAACACCATTTCCGCATCAGCTCTAGATTGGAATACAAATTCATCTAAATCATAATTACTTCTATTTCGTTGACTAATACCAGTTTGTCTGGATGAGAAAGTACCATATCCAGTGTATCCAGATAGTCCTCCTACCATTGTTGTATTACCTGTAGATGGTCCTCGTTGTGATCTGTTTCTTGTTCTACCATATAACATCATATCTACTGAGTTTCCTACAATATCAGAGATGACATTCTTAATTGCTGGAATAATAACATCCCATAAGATATATGTCTTGACATTACTAACCTCATCCTCAAAGAACTTCTCAGCAAATTTCTTAGTTGCTGACTTCTCCTTAGTTGTCACTTCACTCGTGATAATCTTTTGAGGTCTACGTTCTTCAGCTTCCTTCTTCTTTTGCTTATCTCGATTACTGTTGCCTACTAGTCCAGTTGTATCAATAAGCGTTTTTGTTTCTGTATCCATATTAATTTGTGCCATTTTAGCTCCTTTCTAAAAAGTTAAGAGGACCTGTTTAGTCCTCTTTCTCATCGGATAGATCCGCAATTTCGTTATAAGCGTCAATATATGCGTCAATCATATTGTCCCATTGCTCTGATGCGTAGTTGGCAGCTCCATTTGCCAATCCTAGTGCTCCTGTTGTTCCACAGAATTTCATAAATTTGCTCGCATTTACTACGTGCATAATGAGTCCTGCTGTAGAGCCAACCAGGTATGATACTCCTAGTTTAGCTGTTGTGCCAACTGCAAACTTTGCAATTGCAATACCTTTTGAATTCTTATCGATCTTTTTCATATAAGATCCTCCTTTCATTATAAGACGTGTTTTACTCACGATCTATGTTTTCGATTTTAATAGCAGATGATAATAGTGTTGTAAACAATTCTGACAATACTCTTGAAGTAATACATGTTTTTTGATTTAGCATAGTAATATTATTCTCTTTCTTAAAAACAGGAAGACTACACCTGATATTTTTAAAATCTGTAAAGAATATGGTACCGCTTTCTTTTAGGATAATATCACCTTCAAAACTTAAACGGAAATTTGGTATACTGTATACATTAAGCTCGTGAACAGTATCATCTAATATAGACTCTATCAGAATTTCTATTGGAAACTGTCGTTTAGAATCCATCTCGGCTATATTTTTGAACAATTTATCTTTATTAACATCAATTATTATTTTCATTTTTTCTCCTTCTCATCATAATCACCTAATATAAATGTTGGGCTTAACATAAGCATACATAATCTTACTGGGGATACTACCATATTTTGTAATGGGAATATTTCAAACTCGTCCCTATCGTTATTCCATTCTATCATAACGGTTACTGAGCCATTTACAGTTATTGATGCTCTTCCGCCATTCAGTTCGGACAATTCGATAGATCTAAATTTAATGTGTTTTTGTTGTACTATTAGAGTTACTGTTTCTTCTAGTAAGTCTCTTATGTTGAATTTGTTTCTTACAAATATGTTATTTTTATCATCGTTATACCACATATCATGTTTAATAAGACCATCTGTGGTTCTATATATTTTATATCCGAACATTTATTTATCTCCTTCCAAGCTTTCCAAATAAGCTAACTCAAACTCTAAATATTGCTTAGCCTTAAGCAGGTCTTCTTTCTTCTTTCCGTGCCCCTTACGTCCAGCTCTAGAAATGTACTTCACAACATTGCCAAGATTGAAATTCAACTCCCAATCTCGGATAACATCCTTTGGTTCATATTGTCTACCTTTAACATAATGGTCAGGATTTGATACTTTATTTCCCATCTATTCCTCCTTGTGTTTCGAAATTGCTAATGCAACTTTATTCATTTCAAATTCAACATCGATATTATATGGTATTTCTAGCTTATATTGGCCTTCCTTAACTTCAATCATGTACTTATCAATATATTTCGCTATATAGACGAAGTCGCATGGACAATAATATTCTATAAAGTTTTTAAAAGGATTTCCTCTAGAAAACAAGTTCATAGTTGTATGTTGAACTTCTTCGATATCATAACCATCGTATAGTACTAGATCTAGATGATTTCTTCGATATTCTCTATCCTGCTTCATATCAGATAGTATTAAGATGAATACATAATACTTCGCATCTGATAAACTATTAACTTCTACAATTCTGTTAAGTACATGCTTTTCTGGTATAGTAACTATCGCCATATTTTATAACCTCCCTTTCTTAACTAAGCTTTCAATTTCTAAATTAAGGCATTGTATTATCTTTTTCTCCATGGCGTAATACGATTCCTTATCAGATACTCTAGTCAAATATTGATCAGTATCTCTATCTAAAAGGGTTACTCCATTGTGGACTATCTTGATATTCCAATTAAATGTTCTTCCAATTCGCATGCATATTAGCTTAATATTACGACCATATAGCTTAATGTTGTTTGAAATAACCTTTGGTATAACTCCGCTTATCATAATATGGTCAATCATTGTAAATGTCTTGAATTTGTTGTAATATACAGCTTCTGGAACATCACTTATTCTATAATAATTAAAATCGTTTGTTGTGTTAATTACTGTTATTGCATTAGCAAGTTAAACAGCATAGCGCTGAGATCTGATTTAACCCATACTGGTATACCGTTAACTCCTTTCTCTGTTTTAAAAATAATGTCGTCAATCCAACCATATTCATTGTAAATATCGATTTGCCATCTCATATGATTCACTTTGGTTAATGATACTTGATATCGTTTTAACTCATTATCCAATAGCTTATTATCAATTAATACGTCTAGTAATGCTTTATGGAAATCTGAAATCATTACTAAATCATTAATATTGATGTTCTGATTAACTTGTTTGAATGTTAATACTCCGTTACTTTGATGCAACGTATTACACATTAATCTAGTTTCTTCTTTTTTCATAGATTAGAATCCTTTAACTACTATATCATTAGATAAGTATAGTTTAACATCAAAATTAATAATGTATAAATTATTTGATGGAATTATTTTTTTAGTCATCGATTCAAATTCAATAAGCACTTTACCTTGTAACGGAAATCTAGTAAGATTTTGATTCAATTCCGTTAATAATAAGTTGTAAAATCCGTCTATATCAAAATGTTTATGTTCAACAATCTTATGAGTAAACGACGTGATTCTATCTGCTTCCCCCTTTGCGTAAATTATTTTTATGCCTTCTAAATTCAAAAAATTACGAATATCTAAAGGGCTTTTCGTATCAATTCCGATAAGTTTAACTTCCATTATTTAAATGCCTCCTTATCATCTACATGTTCTAATCCTTCGACATATGGTTCATCACAAGATTCGATTGGATCCAAGCCAAGTTCTTGTCGTTTGTGATTTGGAGTAGTGCCAACAGCTTCTTGTTGAATAATATGTTTATCAATTTCAGCTCTAGTAATACGGTTATGAAGTCTCCAAGTCTCCTCAGCAATTCGTAAATAATCGTCGTTAATCTTATTTGGGATAGACTTAATAATTTCTTTAACTTCATCTAGATCATCCTTTTCTTCTACTAGTGATTCAATCGTATTTAACTTAGACACTAACTCTTTAATTAGATCTAGTGTTTTAAAATCTCTATTAAGATTTTCGCATCTTCCCACATATAAGTCTTTGTTGTTCTCTCTTACTTGAATAATAGTAAATATATTTAGAGCAATAATTACAACTCCAATGATTAATAATAAAATGTCCATATAATCTCCTTTCAAATGCTATTTTGTTCTTGTATTCATTAATATGAATAAAATGGCAGTATCAAATACTACCTGTAAAAATAGAGCAATAAAAATAAGACCAAACATAGTTTCCATAGTCTTATTTCTTCTTTCCAATACTCATTTTCAGAACGTGGTTAAGAGTTTCTGCTACGGCTCCCATATAAGCTGGCTCTTCTGGTTCAACAAACTCAGATGAAAACTCTTTTAGTTTCTTTTCAACAACACTCTTACCATATGTCTTATATAACCATGATAATAAGAACGCCTTCTCATAATCGTTTTCATCGTCCTCTGTCTTTCTTACATGTGTCTTACTTCCGTCTTTGTAAATAACTGTTGTAACTGGTCCTGAGCAAATAACTCGTTTAGGGTTTGGTAAATGTCTAATCATATTTTCTCCTTCTTTTTGTTCATTTAAAACGCTGTGTATAATATCTTTAGTTCCTTCATTTAATCCATAAATATTGTTAAGCATAGATTTGGTTGCTTGACTCTTTCCAGATCCTCTAGCGTGTGTATAATACAAACTATCAGCCGGATACATGCTACTAACATCTAGATTGTGAAGACAATCATTGAAGCAATATTTTTGCCAATCGCTTATAATAATGTTTAGACATATCTTACACTGATATGCATCATCTTGAGTCACCATTACACCCTCTATTTCAAACGGTATTTTCTTAAATTCTGAATAGCCATCTAAATGATCTAATCCAAGACATTCACATCCAAATGACTCAAGAATTTCAGATATTACAGCTGTTGATATTTTTTCGCACATGTATTTGTTCTTAATAATGTTTAAAAAATTACTTACAACAATGTATGAACATCCTTGAAATATTATACCAACAAATCTGGCAGTATGCAGATCCCTACCAAAGAAAATTTCATTATTATTTTTATCATATATTTTAATTAGTACACGTCCCATTATACATCCTCCTCTGATTTAATATCTGGTAATACTATTGGCATAAATTCTGGAAATATGAACTTATAAGAAAATCCATTGTTTTCAGATGTATTATTAAATGTCACTATTTTGAAATACTTCATATCGTTTGGCATGATATAGTACTTATTGGCTGGCAACGAAAGTATATCGTCATACTCGTTTGGCCTTAGCCCAACCGATACTAATACATCAGATAAAGAAACTAGCTGATTACTATTCAACAATCTCATCATATCCCATACATCACTATACCCATTACTACGAACAATCAATGAATCTGTTCCATGTAGTACTACTTCTATATTATTCATATTCTTTAATCACCTTACAGATTAGTCGTATAGATGCGCCTAATTGATATCTCTCTGCTTTATCACTATCAATTTGTTCTAGATTAGCATAGATATTGTCAATTGTCTTTCTCTTTAGTTCCATCAATGATAGTCTAACTCTTCCGGATGTTCCTAATAAAGACATTGCATGGTATTCCTTTAAATCACTAATTAGGTCATTCATTAATCCAATTTTGAATAAAATATCCGATTTTGTTGTTACTTTTGTCATATATTCTCCTTTCGATGTAGGCTTTTACGTTAAAGTTCATTCTTAATGATTTTGCAAGTTACTAATAAAGACTCTGTGCAAACAATTCCTTTTAATGTAATTACCATTTCGATATCAAACATTTCTAAGGCGTATTTCAAAAATACTAATCCTAGTCCGGTTAAAAATGTTAACCACATAACCTTAACTACAAACGCAATAAATAATGTTCCTACTGTTGTTTTCATATAATCTCCTCCTTTAGAAATTTTCTATAATATAAGCGTTTAACTGATTCCATAAAGGTACCTCACGTTGATCTTCGTATGGTTCTCTTAACGGAAACAATCCGCCTTGTCCGGTTCTATCATATTCTCTGCTTAACCATGTAAATACTGTTCTACTAACAAGTTCTTCGTTCCATTCTGAATCTGTGAAATATAGTAGTCCAATATTATCTAAAAACATCCAGAACCATACTGGTACTCTATTACCCATATCTGGGTCGTACATGATCTGGTTTTCGCATTTCAAGGCCAATGCAATCAATACTTCTAAAACTGACACATCTAAGTTGAATATAGTATTAAATGGAAGAGCCGATGTTTTGTTGTCTAAATACACATATCGTAAATCTAGTCCATCTTTTATTCGACTCTCATCTAACTCTACGTTGTTGCTTACATAAAATGGGGTATTATATAGATACCTTAATAGTTTAGTATGATCATCTATTCTATCGTCGTTAATACCCTCTAATAGCCATTCATAATATAGATCGACCATATATCACACTTTCTATGCAATAATTAGCGCTACAATAAATGACGCCAATAATAGTGCAAGCATGAACTTAATAGCTAATATAATCGGTGCCAATATAATTCCAAATAACCCTAGAATAATACTGATCATAACCGAAAGCATAAATAAAATCAACCACACTAAACATGTTAGAAAAATAACAAATCCTACAAACATCATAAATATATCCTCCTTCTTATATTGTTTGAGAAAAGCTAAGAGAGCCTGTTTAGCTCTCATTAACTTTCAAGTTAGTCTTCTACTTCTTCAGATTCTTCAACTGTCGATTCTTCTTCAGTATGAAATTGAGGAATCTCAACGTTCTTCTTGTGACACTTATTCCACAACTTCTTACCAACTGCGCATACTAATGCTCCAGCTGATACAACTGCTGCTCCGATAAGTACCTTCTTGTTCGATAGAACATTAAGTAACTTACTACCTCCATTTACAACTACCTCTGGATTTTCAACTGCTGTTTCAATAATTTCTTCTGTCATATTCTTGACCTCCTTTTCATTATACGACGTGCTTTGTTTGCGAGTTAACGCAATCCTTTTTGCTGTTTCTCATAATTTCTTCGTTGCTTGTTACTATAAAATCCTTTTCCAATAGGAGATTTAGCCCTAGCAATTGTAGCAAGACGATCCACCATTTTTCTATAATCTTTATATTTATCGCATTTACCATGACATCCTATTTTTCTATCCTTACAGTAATGGCACGGTCCTTGCACAACTTCTTCAAACATAATTCACCTCCTCTCGAAAAAAAAAAA